GCTTGTGATCGTTTCATTAATAATACTTTGCGAGGTAGAATTTGTTGTCTGTGATCCTGTACGAAATGTAGGCACAATAGGATTTGCAAGGGTTCTTGCTGGTATTAATATTATTATTAGCAAAAACCATTTAGTCAATGGTGATCGTTACAGTTGTTTGTCCAATACAGCTAGTACCACTACCTCCTGCTGTGCAGGTATGAACTCCGCTACTTAAACTCGTCATGCCCAAAGACCCTGCTGTACCACCTGATCCTACTGTTGTCTGTCCTCCAAGATGAGGCAAGGCAGAGATACCTGACGAAGGTGTTATTGCAGAGGGAGTAGCATCACCTACTGTCAGTGATTCTGTTAATGAAAATGCAGAGCCAGCACTTGTAATAGCTTTATCAGTCTGTATTAAAGCTGGCACTGAATCCGTTAACGATCCAACATTCAAACCACCGATAGCTCCAGAAGTTGTAGATCCTCCTGAAGTTACAGAGGGGGTAATATTATTACCTGATAACGAATAAGTCGTACCAAGCTTATTTGTAACGCTATATGGCATATCTACAGTAATCTGTGCAGATGTTGTGAACTTTTGAGTTATATCTGCGTAAGAAGCAGATGGTGTGATGAGAAACAAAAATGGTAGAAGTTTTTTAATCATGTGTTACTGATACCTACTTTGGTGTCTTTGTTGTCCTGTATGTTTAGTTTACCTTTTGCCTTCTTACTGTCGTTATTTTTCTTAATATTCAAGCCATACTGTGCAGTTACAGCACTAAGAAGACCTGCTGCAAAGGTAGTATCAATTTGCCTGGTAGGGTTTGGATTGAAATATGACCAAGAAATTACCCCTAAACTCCAAAAAAGTATAATCATCTGAACCACGTTGGCTATCAGACTATGACCTTGTTGTTGTTCTTCCTGATCTTCCATAAAAGGCAACTACCTAAAGTGTGTGAGGAGATAGCGTTTGAAGGCTAAGTATAGGTAGTCATGTCAAAACTAGCAAATTTTGATATGTTTGGAAAGTAACACAAAAATTATGTCTAAGTTTCTAATTGGATTATTTATCAGGTTTGGTAAATCTGAATCCTTACGCAAGGCTGCCTTATCTCTTTTGAAAGATTTGGTTGCCAGATCTGATAACGATATAGACGATGCCATCGTAAAGATGATTGAAGAAAAGCTATTTCCTATCAAATGAGCAACGATACTTTCTTCAATATAGAACTTGAAAACCCACCTCCAGAATTAGAACTTTCTGTTGAGATGAGATGTAGAGAAGTTATGAATAGTGATGATTTTGATGATGTAAAAAATTATTGCGTTCATTTGATTAGATATCAGATGAGACAGGATGTGTTTTTGGCAGGGATGTTAGGACGATTGGCAGAACTAGAAGCTTTACACACCATAAGAGAGATGAGAAAAGAAAAGTTAATCAAGAAGAAATATAAAACTAAAAAAACTTTATTAGACAGATTTAAGACTATGTTGAGCGTGTTCAGATGATCTCCCATCTTCCCAATATACTTTGTAATAATATTGAGGCACTCCTAGCTTATTCTTTTTAGTAAAAGCTTCTGTAATCTTTCCTGTGAATTGTGCATATTTACTGGCAGAATAACCAACTGTTACATTACGTTTGACAACCTGATCCAGCTTAAATTTTTGTCCAACAATTTTTTTATTCGATTGAATTTTCATACTCTTTAATTTCTTTAATTGTGAAGTCTTTTACTTGTAACTTTGGTATTTTATTTATTTCATAGTTATGTTTAACAATAGCAGTCCTGATATGGTCAGTGACCCAATCCCCATCATGCACTGTTAGGTCTGCTCTTGAATCGCTTGTGATATGAACTCT